TCACGGGCTTTTTTGTTTTATTGAAAGTTCATTACCTTGTTTTATAATCTTTTTCACTTGCTTAATAGTTGGGTTCGTGTGGTTTCTAATAGTATGTTCGTTTAACAGATAACGGCTTGCAACTTCTGATAGTGTCAAGCGTTCCATGTATCTAAGTCTGATTAACTCTAGGTCATCATCACTCAATGAATCAAACAGCTCTGTCATTGCGTTGAATATAAAGCGTTGTGGTGTGAGTTGGTCTGTGTTGTCTATCCTATCAGTCCATGACTTCATTGTACCTGTGAGATATAATCTGATATTAAACTCTAGTTCATTCATAATATAATCCTCCAAACAAAAAAGCACCCCCACAATTAGAGATACTTTCCTGCACTATTATACCATGCGCATCTCTGCGTCTTTTGATAAGACTATTATATCATGCTTTAGATATAATTTCCTTAGCTTTCTTCATGACTTTACCTGTCTTAGCTGTTATCTGATAAGCTGATAGTCCTGTGCGTTTTGTAGTCTCTGCGATACTTAATAACTCAACGTATCTCAAGCATAATACAGCTATGCTGTCAGTATTGGCTGTGTCAAATAACTCATCAAGATTATCTAATAGTTTTTAAAAGTCTTGGTAAGTTACCTAGTTCAGCGCCAGTCTTTTCAATATATGATTTTCTGCTTTGAGCGCTTAGGTATAGCGTTCCTCTAAGATACCACCTTACAACATCTTGAGGTCTCCCCCAATAATATCTAACCATCTATTTTATATCCTTTCGTGCTATATTATAAATTCCTAGCGAGTAGGTGTTTTTGCGGTAACATAGTAACAAATACCTATAAACGGCTTAACCATAGGGTTAAAGCTGTTACTTCTAACAGTAACGTGTTACCGAACTACGGTAATTATTTTCGCTTTTTCTGACATTAACAATAAATACCTAGCCAATAAAGACTAGGTTTTTTTATTATAATCTAATCACTTAATCCGTCAAGATAAGCTCTTACTTTTTCTTTATACTTTCGTGTACGCTCGTCTTCAAATTGTTTGATAGAACGAGTGACATTGATAGAAGTATCATCATAAGCTGGTTTACTTACTACGCTTATTTCGCCTAATGTTTGAAGTTGGTTGATTGTTCGGATAGGTTTACTTGCTCCTTGTTGCCATGAATCGCCACCGTCTGCCACGACAAAGCCGAAACTCATGCCTTTAAGGTTTCCAGCCTTTATGTTGTTATAGACATCATGTCCAACTGTTGTATCTGGCATATCCAAAACAAAATGCAAGCCGACGTTATCAATGCTTAACTTTAAAGTTCCTGCTTCAACTCTGCCTAGCACATTGGCGTAATCATGATTATATAAAGCTAATACATCGCTTAGGTCAACATTATTGAGCGCCGATGAAGAAATATACTCAATAAACGGAGCATTAGGCACACTTGGCTTATTAAATACAATGGCATACCCTGCAATTTGCCCAATGAATCCTGCTTTTTTATTTGCGTCTCTGATTTCTAGTTTGCTATCAATCCCAAAATTAATTTCTGTTTTTTTAGTCATTTAATCTCCTAATCTAAATCAGTCAAGATTTTTTCAGATTTTAGAAATGCCATTAGTTCTTTTTCATATTGACCTGCCATTGCTCTAACAATTCCAAAGAACCAGTTATTTTTGTGACTTCCGTTTTTTTGAGCAATTAAACTATATAATGGGCCTCGAGAATAAACATTTGATTTTTCTAGTAAGTAATTTCCTGATTCCTGAAGGCGATAACGTTGGTCATCAACTCCCTTGTTATATTCCTTTAGTTTTTTCTTCGTATCTTTAGATAAGGTAATTTTTAATAAATCTTGTTGAATGTTACTTAAACTATCTGCTCGGCTTAATGCTTCTCCGATAGTATCATCAACTTCTTGAGAACTCCAGAAAACATCTAGCTCTTTCTGTTCCTCCGCCCGTCGTTTTTCTAATGTCTCTAGTAATTGCTTAGCGTTATTCAATTCAGATAAGGCTTTGAGTGATTCATCAATATCATCATTTTGAGAATGGTTTTCCATTTTTTCAATTTTGTTTTTTAATTCAGAAATTAATTGATTCGTTTTATCCACTTTTTGAGTGAGTGGTTTAGCTTGTTTTTCGAGTTTGTTTTTTGCTTCTTCAATATATTTTACTTGCATGTTATTTCTCCATTTTCGTTATTTATTACTTATCGGCATTCCACAGAACGCCCAACTTATCGCCTAATGTCGCGATCGCTTGATAAGTTTCTTGGTCTGATTGAAGTTGGTTATCAAAGTATTCTTTTAATGAGAGAAGATTTTCCAACTGCTTTATTTCTCTCGTTTTCAGCGACTGGGATTTCTAAGTTTTTAGTTTCGTTGCTCATTTTATTTTCTCCGATTTATATTTTTAAGTCAGGTTTTGTCAGTAAATTCATTTTGTCGGACAGCGTACTTTTTTCATGTTTTTATTTCCTCTGATAAATTCCTAGCGAGTAGGTGTTTTTGCGGTAACATAGTAACAGATACCTATAAACGGCTTAACCATAGGGTTAAAGCTGTTACTTCTAACAGTAACGTGTTACCGATTTTCAGTAACACTTTTATTTTTTCTTGCGGGAATAACCTTTAGTGACTTTTTTATGTTTCTCATCGTCCCAATAAAACAACCGTCTAAACAATTCCATTTCATTGGCTCGATGTAAATCGACAGCTCTATTAAAGCCTGCGCTATTTGGTCTTTGAACGGTCTTTTTCCATTGGTCTTTGACATAATCAGGTAGTTTATTCTCAAACTCTCGCTTAGTAAAGGGTTTCACTCCCTCATCTTCACACCATGCTCGATATAAAGCACTTAGAAAAGCAGTCGGTAGAAAATCACTGACGAACTCCTCAAACATATCATTTACAAACGCCAGTACATTGTCATTAGAGATTTTAAAATCATCTAACAGCCCTTGTGTGGCTTTTGGTTCGTCAAACTTCTCAAAGTTAAGCGATAAAGCGATTTTAAGCACGTACTCTAAAACATCTTTGCGTTTAATATAATCATCTTTGATTTTCCAGTTGTCATTATCTGACGTGAAAGACTTGTTAAAGGGAACAATAAGCAAACGCCTATAAGTTCCGTTTGACTTGTTTCTGAACTTAGGTAAGAAATTAGTCGATTGAATAACTAGCTTGTTAAATACTGCCAAAGTTGGCTGCTTTCCTTTCGCTTCAATCGGTACCGGGTCGCCAGTAACTACGCTGAAATAGTTCCCTGCATTGTCTAAGTAGCTGACTTGGCTGTCATCTCCAATAATGCAAGTTTTGCCAACGACTTGGGAAAGGGCGAACCGTTCCGCAAATTGTTCAGCTTTGACACTTGCCACGTTCTCACGTCCGATAAGGTTCATGATAAGGCTCTGAAAAGTCCCTTTGCCGTCATTTCCTTTACCGACTAGCCACACGCCTTTACGATAGGAGTAGTTGCCGTTGGTACTTGCGGAAATAATTTGCCATAAAAGGCTAACAAGCTCTTTATCTCCACTCATTAAATCATTGAGCCAGTCGTCTACGTTCCAGCCGTTAATATGAGGTACTTTTGCCTTAGCATTGTACTTGGTCGCAATGGTTGACGTAAAGACGTATTTAGGACTGAATGGCTCTAATTGTTGCGTTTTCTTGTTAAAAATGCCGTTAGCAACTGGTATCAAGTGAGCTTCTGCGGTTTGTTGTTTAACCTCTGCTAAGGTTTCAAGTTTGAATAAGACTTCTTTTGACCGTGCCTGACTGTATGACGGCTCTAGCCAATAAATGAGCCGATGAAAGAAGTTCTCATTTGTTTCATATATCCCTAGTTCAGGGTTATAAACGCCTAACAGTCCGCTTTGGTGGTCTAGTTTGATGACTTTGAGCGTCTTATAGATTATTCTTGCTGTCTCTAAAGGAGTTAATGATTTCGGTGGCTTGCCGTCCTCTTTAGGTGTGCTTAAAAATAAGTTACGGTGTTCAAAGAATAGTTTTCTAACAGCTCTAAGCGTTTGAGTGTTTGCTTTGACATAGTCAGGGCTATTAATGATTTCTTTTTCTTGTTCTAACCAGTCTGTCAAACTGTCTTGATAACCTGCGATATTGATGACTTTTTTGCCGTCTTCGCCATAATCTGTGAAGTCCTCTATTGTAGGTTTTGGACTTCTTACGTTTCCCTGTGGTGTTTCTGCCACAAGTTTATCTAATTGGTCTGTCATGACTTCCTTTCTATTTCATCTTGAATACACTTTTCCAAATAGTTGCCAGCTCGTCATCAGGTAAGGGCGGACTGGTTCGATTGTTAAAGGTTCGCAATAAGTCCATGCAATGATTGTTATCAATGCCGATTTTTCTCCAGTAGTGAAGTATGCGATTTGTATCGTTGTTTCGGTTGCCTTTTCGTGCGCCTTGGTTGAATAACTCCCACATTTCAGCGCCATAAGTCCGACTGCCTAACGTTGGGTTCTGTCTTTTTTGTGGTCGCTGTATCATTTCAAGTAACCAGTCAGGACAATCGCAAAGACTATCGAAAGTTAAAGGCTCGTTAGTTTCTGTATCATTCAAAGGGATATAATCGCCGTCTGTGCGTTTGCTTGGGTAGATTGGTGTGAAGTGTGTTTTTATCTCCACGCCGTCCGCTAGTTCATTGACAATCGGCTGACTGAATAGCTCTTTGGGAACTTTAAAGAAAACGTGTAAGCCGTTGCCTGTGGGTGTCTTTTCAACATAGGTACTTAATATTTCCCCCTCGCTGTGTTCATTCCACAAGCGACTGAAAACACTCCGCCCATTCTGTCCGTTTTGGTGCTGGTCTAAATCAATACAAATCAAACCGCTATTTCTAAGATTAATCATGATGTTACGGTTCGGTATTTCATCAAACCATTCACTCACTGTGATTTCGTCAAGTGTTCCGCTTGAAGTTCCTTTTATAACAGCTCTCTCGCTTTTTCCAGCGGGATAACCAGCGATAACAGAAAAACCGCGATTAATACAGTTTAGGGCTTGTTCTTTTGGTGTCAATAGTCAGTCCTCCTGAAAGAGTTGGTCAATCCAATCAAGTTCAGCAAGGGTGTAGCCGTTGACTGCATTATTAATCGCTATGCCTGTGCGTTGTTTCTTGATAATGCCAGCTCTGCGTTCGTCTTCATTAGTTGGGATAAAATAGCCGTTATCAATTGAACCAATGGCGCAACCTTGCTTATGGAGGTATTCAATTCTACTCTGTAAAGTTCTAAAATCAATATCAAGCGCTTGTGCTAAAATCTTGCCTTTGACAGCTCGGTCAATTCCTCTATGTTCAGAAAGAAATTTAATAATGTTTTGGTCTAATATCTGTAAGTCAGTTAGTTTCATAAGTTCCCCTCCGCTTCGTCATAAGTCCCCCACATAGAAATAATAGTCTTGATAAAGCTATCTATGTCTGTACAGTCCCTAGCGTCCGCAATTAACACATTCAGCAAAATACTAACTGCTTCAAGGTCTGAGATTTCGTCAAACTGGCGTGTAACTGCCAGCAGGTCATCGCCTTTGTATAAAGTTTCAATGGTCAGATTTTTTATTTCAATATCAGGTTGAGCTTTCAACATTTGATATGCTGCGCCACTCTCCATAAATTCAGAAAGTTCTTTTTGTTCATCATCACTCAAATTTTTTAATGTCATTTTCTATTTTCCTTTATTTGTAATTTCATGACAGCCAGCTCTTTACCTAAAAAGGGTACTGATTGCGTGCATAAGTTGCTTTTTACTCCGCTGGGTAAGATTATGCCTGTACTTGATTCAAACTGCTGTATCAAGTCATATTTGACCGCTCGTGCGTTGTAAATCATCTTAAACGGGTGTTTGCCTACTGGTCTAAAACTATTCCGTCCGTACCGTTTTATAGCCGTGTAGCCTTGGTGGTGTTCAATCATTTCGCTACCTCATCAAATAAGCTGATTTCTCCGCCCTCTTTTTCGCCCTCAAATCGGACACCGTGCTTGTATTTACGAACTTTAAAAGAATAATCAACCGTGCCTGTGTTTGCATTCAATGGGTCTATTTTTTCGATTTGCTTGTCTGTCAGCTCCGTATGATAGGCTTTTAATTTTTGCATGCCTACGCTATCAATACCAGCCACATAAGTGCAAGCTCTAATAATATTTGTCATTTTCTCAATCCTTTAATAAAATTTGCCTTGCCTGACAAGTTGCTAAGTATCTATGATGATGAACTTACATATATCATCAATCAAATAGTAAATAAGTGTGGTTTTGTATCGTGGTTTGTAGCGATTCAAGCCGTGCTTTTCCCAATTATCAAGTGTGCCGTCTGATATATCTAAGTCTTCCATGACACGCTTTTTAGAGATATAAGGTAATACCCGCTTTTCATTTCTGATTTTGAGCTGTGTACCAAGATACTTATTAAATAAATGAATGATTTTATCCACTAAGCCACGGGCAACAAGGTTTATTAAAGTGTCATCATTCATTTCTTCCCTCCTCGTTTAAGTCTTATATGCAACTTTGGAGCTTTAGATTCATTGACAATTAATATTTTTTTTACTTCAGCACGACTAGGTTTAACCCACCAAATAGGCAGTATTTCTGTGCTTATAACGTCCATTTTTATAAATTTCATACTTTATCTCTTTTCTTAATTTCGGCTTGTTTTTTCAGTTTCCAACTTTGTGCAAACTCATGGGATACTTTGATACAAAGAGGTGCTTTATTTTGATTGAAAATAATTACTGTTTTTTTGTTTTTTACGCTTTTTAAAAAAACTTGATGTCCAATTTCAGAATTCATTTTTACAGAGAGAATTAAAAAATGTTTATTTTCAAAAGTTCCTGCTTTCTCTAAATCTTCTATTTTGAAAGTAGATGATTGCGTGCCTGGGGCTTGTTCAGTAATATCTATTGTTGCCATTTTCTTACCCCTTAACCATTTCTACTTGAATATCGTTTTCTAAAGTTGTGAAAGTCACTACTGATTGACCGTCAAACAAGCGGTAGACATACTCATTAAGCTGTATAAAATGTCTTGCTTTGGCTTTTAATAAGTCCATGAGTTCAAATGCGATTGAATCATCAAGGATATAAGTTTCTTTGTTTATTGGTGTGTTCATGTTGAAAATTCCTCTCATTATGGTAAAATAAGAGCATGAAATCACGTTAGAGCGTGACTCATGCTAATTTTAAATTAATCGGCTTCTGTGGTGGTTGTCCGATTTTCTTTTGTCAAAAACACTTTGATTTGGTGTCGGTCAAAACCTAAATCTAGTAAATTAGTAATACTCGATTCGTAAGTTTGCAGTAATTGCAGTTCTTTGGGACTGTCAAGCATTTGTTTAAGTTTTGCGTTAGGACGTCCTAGCGCTTTTCTCATGCCTCTAACGCTCTTATACTTACCATTGGTAACAAGAGCTACCAGCATATCAGCAAAGATAACATGATAGTTTTTCTCAAAGTGAGGACTTTCACTGATGGCAGTCGATAATTCTCGCCGTGTGATAGTGGCTTTTGCCATTTCTTTGGCTTTGACTAATTCGCCTTTGAAATAAGCATTCAATACGCTACGTGTCCATTCACGGAATTTTCGGGCCGTTTCACTCTTTGGTGCAAGGAAAAGAATTTCTTTGATTCCCTCAAAAGTAAATACTCGAGTATCATATTGTTTTCCGTCACCGTGTGCCAATTTGGCACTAACTGAAAATTCTCTGTTTTTGAGATACTTATTTTTCTGTACTAGTTTAGTAATACCATATCTAGTTTGATATCCAATACATTGAGCAAGTTGTTCGGTTGTCATGAAAATTTCATGATTATCGTTACGCCAAACATCACAGGTAATACCGTTGAATAATTCTTGATTGACTAATTGTAAGTTCATTTATCCTCGTTTCTACTTCGTTTAAAGACATTGCGGTCATGTTAGGACATGTAGTTTATAGCCATTGCTTAGGCTATGAAATCAGGAAAGATACTTACAAGGACGTGAATACCTTGTGTACGTTCGTTAGATAGAAATTACTCATAACTATCGACGATTGTTCTCTTTGATGATTTATTTGTTAGTGATTAATCGGTCTAGAGCTTTTTCGACCCGCTCACGGCGTTCATCATTAAGCTCAGTGCGTAACCATACGCTTAAAGTTGATGGATAAATACCTATCTCATTGGCTACCTGCCAATTTTTTAAACGATTTTTATAAATAATTTCCCTAATGGTCTGATTAGCTTCCATTTCAAACATTCCTTTCTTACAACACCGTTGTATAAAAACATCTTATCACAACACTGTTGTATTTGTCAACAACAACGTTGTTATTTTCGGTGAAAACTGTTAAAATACAATTAGATTAGGAGGTCAAGAAAGTGGAACGTATAAAAATAGCCCGCCAAAAAAAAGGAATCAGTCAAAAAGAGTTAGCTGATTTACTGGGACTAACACAACAAGCGGTAAGTTACTATGAAAAAGGAAGTAGGATTCCTGATGAACAGATATTATCCGTTATTTCTGACATATTAAATGTTCCAACTGAGTATCTTACAGGGGAAACAGACGACCCAGAAGGCTGGGACTTATGGGAAGACGCCACGGGGTATACTCCTGAACAAATAAAAAAAGAAATCAAAAGAATGAAATCCGCTAATCATATAGTTGGAGATGATAAAAACTTACAAAATTTAATTGGTCAAGCTGTATCAAATTTATCTGGAATGGGAAATACAGATCGAGGGATACTCAACTCTTTAGTGCCTAAAATTATTGATTTACAACACGAGTTATCAAAAAAATATGAAGACCCTGAAAAATTAGATAAATTGCCTCATATAGGTGAAATGAGAATTCGTCCAGCAAATATTAGAACTGCTGACCTTATTTATGATGATTTGAATGATGAGGCTTATAATAGGGCTATGGACATACTAATGCAAGCAAGACGTGATTTAGCTAATATTTCAAGTGATTTAAGGTTAAATTAATCATGCAGAAATGAGAGTCAATAAAAAGGCTTTCTTACTGCTGTGATACAACCAATAAGAGCTTTAGAGAGTGCGCTATTGATTATATCAGCCGTTTCGACATCATCACGCGAGACACGTTAAATATTTACAACTTCTTAGACTTCTACGGCTATCATCACAACGCTTATGACGAGGCTCGTGCGTTGCTGTATGAGCTGTGCTGGTTTGAGTTGGTGGGGTAAAGTAATGAGAAGAAAAAAGAAAAAACCAGTTAAAAAGTTTGTTGTATTACAAGCTATAGGAGATATTCTTTTAAGTCTAATAAGTTTTTGAAAAACCAAGGAGATAAAATATGAAAAATATTGTGGATGAATTAAAAAAAGAACAAAAAAGAAATCTACTTCTATTTGTTGTTCTTAATCTATTGTTTATTTTTATAGTGAAAACAAATTTTGTATATATGATAGCTTTAAATATTGCTTTAATCACTAATATTTTTATAAAACATATTAATAAATTTGCGAAAATAGCACTATATACCATAAGTTTTATATTATTCGTTTTGAGTGTTGTTGCCTTTTGATTGATAATGAACATTAACTTGTTGATGAAAGACGCACACACAAGCTATTACTAATATTGTAAAGGAGGAAACATGAAACTATCAGACTACTTAAAGAGTATTGATCACTTAGATGAAAAAATGGAAAAGGCTGTAATTATAGCTGGGTATGAGAAAATGTTTGGAGAACACTACAGGCTACCACAAGAACAGTTTGCTGACCTGATGGAATTACCTTTGCCAAAATTAAGAAGAGTTATTCATGAAATGAAAAAAGCAATAGATTAGAACTTTAATAGTGCTAAAGTCTATATATCTGTAAACCTCAACATTTCTCAACATAGCTCTAAAGGCTCAAAAAGTAACCAAGGGAAAAATGCCTGCGTTAAAAGGCTTGTAGCAATTCACTATAAGATTAAACCTTTAGTATTATTTAGTACTGGTAACGGAAAAGATGACACTACCAAAGTTATAAGATGTGCGAAAGTCAGGGAATAACAATGGTTGACGGATATATTGAGATAGTATAAAACAACTGCATTTGTTAGGTTTCGTTAGGTTTTGTTATCGTTTTATATAGTCTTATGGTTAAAATTGTTATAGGTCAAGTCCTAAATTTTAGAAATGCAAAACAAAAAGCGCTTGGGCGCATGATATTTGTAAATTTATGTGTTTACAGCCACTAAAAACTGGCAAGGAGAAAAATGAAATCGGTGCAACAAAGTAAAAGAGTAAAAGAACGTTTTAATGTTGAGCTTGGAGGAATAACTCAAGGCATTTCTGTTATTACTGATAACAAAACGGGTGTTCAATATTTGGCTGTAAATAATAGTGGTATCTCTGTAATAGTGGATAAAGACGGTAAACCCTTACTTACTGATGTAGAAAATAAAACTCCTTTCGATTAACCTTGTAATAATATTTGTCAATTTCTAGCTTAGTTTTTATCTGTTTTTTTGTATAAATCCATGCTTAGAAATGCTAAGGTTCAAAAATACTATAATAATCTTATTAAAAGTGAAATACTAAATATATATTCCAAGGAGACATCATAATGAAGCTCTATGAAGCAATTAAAAACCTTCCCGATAACGATTGGGTAGACATTAGTGAAATCAAAAAGAATCATCTACTCCATATCGGGCGGATTACGAAAGAATTGCTTAGAGGAGAAATATTAGGGCGTGAAATAGTAAAATCTCTTTCTGATGAAGGGACGGGTGGGGGTAATATTCATCATTTTTATGTCGAAGCAAGAAAAAATGAAATTCATAAGTTTGACTAATGTAAAGTGAAAAAAGCGCCTGGTCGTGTGAGAGGAAGATATGGATAAAGAAATTAAAGATCGATCAAATTTTATTAATATATTATTTTGGATACTCTTGATAATAGTTTCTATTTTAGTGATAATTCCAATGTTGATATGGTTTCTGACATGAGCCATGTATAACTTGTAAACCTATGTGTTTCCAGTCATTAAAACTGGTAGGAGACGAGACATGAAGTTTTTATTATTCATTGATAAAATCTATTCAAAAATAGTGACTGCTTACTGCATTTGCACTATACCTTTTATACTATTATCCCTATATCTTTATAACAAACTACCTGCTTATATCCCTAGTAAAATCGGTATAGGTGGCGTATATAGCTGGTTTAGAAAAGAATTTGTGTTTATTCTTCCAGTATTGTTTTTAATCATTGGAATACTTTTTTCAAAAAAAGGAATAATTAAGCAGTTCTATAATGGAACTCCTGCTATTTTTATAAAGTCTCTGGGGTTAATTGTTCTATTGTTGGTACTATTCTCTACCATATACCTTTATTATTCCTACTTTTCAATGATATAAAAACACAAATAACAATAAATACAATGACTTGCCAAGTCAATTTAATGCTTACATTTGCCAACAATTAAACAAGTGTTTTTTGGTTGTCGTTTGGTTGCGGAATGGTTGACGGCTTCCCCATTTATATGGGGAATAACTACATGTAAATTTTGTATGTTGCTAGAATTTGCTGTGTATTTGTAACTACGGAGCTATAACATTTTTGTTTTGAATGGGTACACCTCAAAGTTACCCCTGACCTACGTGATGTCGGTCTAGACTTTGTCTAGTGTTGATAACCTCCACAATTTTGAGGGCGTTAAAATCTTTACACCCTTAACAGTATTTTAGTGGTATAGCTTTCTGCCACAAGTGGCAAAAACGAAAATTTCGTTGTTGTTATTAAGGGGGTCGTGATTCGCGACTTGCTAGGGAGGAACGAATCGTTACCCCTTTTTTTAGGGTCTCAGATAACGAAGGATACTTTTTCACAATTTTGTGATTAACCTTGTCTAAGCCTTGTTAGTTTTATCTAGCCATAATCTCATTTTATTTATATGTTTTTGGTTTCACTTTTTTCGGAAACCAATAATAGGATATGAACATTTTTGTACAAATCTCTATAGGTTCACTCTAAACTACTCTAAACGCATAACAGCCAATTTTGCCGAGGTCAGCAATAATGAAGATATTGCATAAAATTAAACAACTGGATTTAATTTGGAAAATAAAAAAAGCGCCCTAGTTTGAAATAGGACGCTCAGTGCAAAACTTTAGAAAAAGTTTATTTTTGGAATAAATTTATTATAGTTCTGTTTGCTTAAATTAAACTAAACAAAAAAGCCACTCCAAAGAGTAACTTTATACTTGAAAGTAATGACATCTCAAAATCATTATACTTTCATCTTACACTTTTTTATATTCGGTTTCAAATTAAGAAATAGAGACATAGTTATTACAATTTTTTTGTTAAACTACCTGAGGTCGCGTTTTACGACTATTGCCAATCGGTCGAAAATTCCGCCGATTAAATTGTTATGGGTTTGAGCCATAACAAAATGATAAAATCTAAGGTCGGTTTGACCGACTTTACTACAGACTATGGACTTACTCAAAAACGGGTGGCTCTGACCCACTTGTTTTTAATATCAATGGTTTCAGAGGACAGCGCACTTTTGCGCTCTCCTAAATCTGAGGAGTCCACACTTTTGTGTTCTCGACTTTCGGAAAAAAGAGAAAGTTCATATCTGTGAAAATGAAAGGTATGAATATATTTTTTAATTCATATCATCCGTGAAGGAGTATTTCAAACTCCCCAATATAATCAAAGTGGTTTATATCCACTATAAAATTAGAAAGAATTTACACCATGGAAAAAGACGATGTAATCAAACTATCAGACGGACAAATAGCCACAATTGTTACCGGCGATGAATCAACGAGTTTGAATAATTGCTATATTGTACGCCTAGAAAATGAAGATATAAGAGTAGTTGATAGAAAAACTCTAACGCTTGCGGAATCATTGAAATAATAGTCGTTTATAACAAATTCCCCCTTTTTCCACCAATTCCATAAGTAAATTATTGAATCTTTTTTACTTAACCCCAATACGTGCAAACCTGAACCACGTTAAAAGCTGATAGGAGGTATTTATGGCAGACAATGATAAAACATCTCAAATAAAATTAGATTTTTTGAATACACTTTATAATCTTATCCTTACTGAGGATATAAAAGAAGAAGAACGTAGAGTGCTGACTAAAGCAAAGAATCTAGTAGAAAAAGGAGAGTATATTCCCAATGTCATCAGACGTATGCAGACAAATTTTACGTTGGATGCCATAAATAGTAACCTCTCCCCAAGTGTAAGTGAGTTTTATAGTACATTGCCCAAAACTCTTGCAGAGATTCTACCAGCATTTCCAGGTACTGGCTCTAGTTTAGGGATTCCTCTCTAATTATCTTGTTACCCTTGATACCTTACTGTTACTCTTCTTTTAGAGGAAGGTAACAGTATAAACCCTTGATATAACTACCTTTATAATACTTTGTTACTCTTGTTACCGTAAATAATACTATATCAGTTGAGAATTTAATAACTCTATAAACTAATAAACCAGTTAACTAATTAATCGTATAAGCTCTAATAAAAATATTTCTCAATCCTCGTACATGCCTTGCCTGACATTAGTACAAAATGGAAAGGAAGAAATAATATGAATATTAAAGAATATATAAAAAAAGACGGTACAAAAGTGTACCGTACTAACGTTTATTTAGGCGTAGATAGTCTGACTGGTAAGCAAGTACGAACAAGTGTAAGTGCCAATAGTAGAAAAATGTGTGATATTAAAGCACGCCAAGCTATAAATAAGTTTATCAATAATGGGTCTACAATTGCAAGGGAAAAAGTGGTTTTTGATAACTTTGAATCTTTGGCTTTGAGTTGGTTTGAGAGTTATAAGCTGACAGTTAAAGCCAATAGCATACGTTCAGTAAAAAATTATCTAAAAGTTTATATTTTACCAGCTATTGGGACATACGTTTTACCAAAAATAACGGCTATGTTATTACAAGGTATTGTTAATGATTGGTCTAAGAATGCTAATACCTCTGAGATTATTAGTGGTAAACGTGAAAAGGGTAAAGGTAAAAACTATAAGATAATGCTCAATATCATCAAACGTATCCTTGATTATGGTGTGCAATTAGGAGCGATAAACGACAATCCAGCTACTAAAGTTTTCCCTCCTAAGTTAAAGACAAGGACAGTTAAAAAGATTAAGTATTTTGATGATAAAGAGCTGAAAATGTTCTTAGAATATCTTGAATCATTAGAGCCAAGTATAGAGAACCAGCTACATAATGCCTTATATTGTCTATTATTGGCTACTGGTTTACGTATTGGTGAGGCTTTGGCTTTGAATTGGTCTGATATAGACTTCTCCGAAAAACTTGTTAATGTAACAAAGACAACTTTACAGAGCAGAGAAGTGCAAGATAGCCCCAAAACTAAAGGAAGTAATAGAATTATTTCGCTTGATAATGCCACTTTACAAATTTTAGCCAATTGGCGTAAATTCCAAAATAACCATAATAAAGTGATAGGTTTGTCTGATAGTGTAGTATTTTCTTATGACGGTCAAAGATTGATTTATGAGAGTGAGAGAGTACGTCTTTCTTCTCACTTGGAATCAGCAAGGCTCCCAAATATCGGATTGCATGGTTTCAGACACACTCACGCTAGTTTGTTGATGAATAATGATGTGAACCCTAAAGAAATACAAGAGCGGTTGGGACATTCTAAAATAACAACAACCTTAGATACATATAGCCACCTTGCCAAGGACAAGAAAAAAGAGACTGCCGAAAAGTTCAGCAATATCTTAAAAGCATTATGA